GTTTTCTTCTTTGCCATATCTATCTCCTAGGGCTCTAGAACCCATTACGTTAGAAACTCTTACCGCAAGAGTCATGTATTTATATTATCATGATTATAGTTATGATAATAAAAAATAGGAGACAATTGCTTGATCTCCTACTTTTTATCTTAAAAAAAATTAAGCGTTCTGAGTAGCTCTTTGAAGAGTTATTTCTGAAAGAATAAAATCAATACCTTCAACTAGTTTGACCGCAACAGAGATGTATATAGTATTTCCTTCGATTCTTACACTAATATTCTTAAAGCCCTGTGGAGCGTCTGGCGTTGCAACAGTAATTCCTTGAGCAAGGAATGTTGCAAGAATTGATTCTGCAGTTGATTTAACTTCTGCTGCACGAATTATATTCTTGACACCAACATAGCGAAGCTCCATAGCATTTCTGAAGTTGTAAGCCACTATGTCGCCAGCATAGATAACATTTGCGCGATTCCACACCCAGTTGTCATCAGCTCCATACGCAGTGTTGTCAACAACTACTCGATAACCACCAGTTCTTGGGGCTTCGAGGAAGGTAATACCTGCGTCGATAGCTTGTTCAAACTCAACATCTGGATCAAAATCGATAACTATATCTTGTTCAGCAGTTGTCATTGGCTGTGCAGTGTGTCTAACTCCAGCGCAATTTAAGAACTTGAATGTAAGAGGAAGACCGACTGGAGCGCCACAGCGTGAACCAGCCAGTAGGCAAGCAAGTGCCCATGGTTGGAACCACTTGATGTTGCCAGCTGCGTCGATCTGACGAACGTCTTGAATTGCAAGCTGCATACGACCATCTGCAATTGAAGCTGCTTTCTCTTTTGAAGCATCAAAGCTTGCCTTGAGAGAAAGAAATCCTTGACGCTCGCTTTTCTTCTTAACAGTCTTCATCAAGCTAATATGAGTCTTGACAGCTTGATGAATACCATCAATAGTGTATGAAGAAGTTGGATCCGTCAAAGAATCAGCGATGTCTGCTGTTGCATCTCTTGAGAAAAGTGGAACAATAAAGTTGCAGTGAAACTTCTCAGCCTTTGCAAGAGCCTCAACAAAGCTAAGAGAACTAGTTGCACCCTTAGCTCCGCCAGTCAACATTGATTCGGACAATGCGTCTGGAAGGCCAACATCTGACTGATCAAGCATCTCGACAAGAAGTGATTGCGATGCAAGCTGTGCAACCTCAAAAGCGTCCTTCTTAAGACGAGCAGGCTTGTTTCCTGCCTGTGAAAGAGCACCCACAGATGATACATGATCAAGGCATGAAAGAGAAAGTTGAGCATATAGTGCATTGGAGACAGAAGCGCTCCAACCAGGTTGAAAACCGATAGCTTCAGCAAGAAAGCCTAAAGTGTTGTATTCTACTTTAGAGAGAGAAACAACACCTGCAGATGTCGTAAGAACAATCTCTGTGTCGTTTACAGAAACGGAAGCAGAAGTTACTCCGCCAGATCCATCGTGGCCAACTAGGAGAACGACGTTTCCGCCTACAATATCTTCTTCAACTAGAAGATCTCTTTTCTGTGCAAAAGCCATGGTCACAGAAGGCTCTGATGACGAAACTGATTGGCCAGCAACAAGACCTAGCTTAGCTAGATCACCAGGAGTTGAATCAACAAGCTCAAGAGAGCGGCCAAAGCCAAGCTTATGCTGATTTACGTCAGCTAAAAGTTGAAGTTTAACAGCACCAGCAGAAGCTACTGCCTCAACGCCAGCAGGTAATTCTGAGTTCAATTCCACAACCAAGGAAGCTAGATCAGAGTGGTCGCCAGAAGTTGAGCTAAGAGTAACAACAGCAAGAGCTCCACCATTCTTTCTTACGCTAAAAGATGTTCCATTCAATGCTGCACCAAAAGCAGCTGGAGCTGCTCCGACAGCAGCTGGAACAGCTTCTGAAGAAGAAGTGATCTTTGCACTAGTTTGATTTCCACCAACGCCCCATTCCCTTGCCCTGAGAGTTCCATAGGTGGAAGCAAGAGCAAGAGAAGCTCTAGCGGATGCATTTGTCTTAAGAACCCACACTGCTTGTGCGCCGTTTGGAATAGCACCATCTACGGCTGGTGAAAATAAGAAACCAAGTGCATCTACAATTGGACCTGAGCGATACTTAGCTCTTGCTTCTGCCAATTGATCTGCAGTGTATACGTTTTTAGAAGCATCAATCTCTGCCGTGACTGGAGCGCCTGCGTCAGCTTCTCCAACAATAACGACCAAACCAGCTGGACTAAGTGGCAAGTTTCCACCAAGATCAATCTGAGTTTTCGAATAACTACCTGGCTTTTTGATTGTCGCTCCGTTAAAGCTGACGCTAATTGCCATTTAAGTAACCTCCAGTTCTAGTTCTAAAAAGATCATTAGTAATTATAACACATGCCTATGGCTTGGTTACTTAACATGCAACCCAAACATCTTTGCAGCCCAATCCCATCTTTCCATAGTTTCTTTCTTGCCAAGTCCTCGTCCTTTAGCATCTGCTCTCAATATCTCTTTGATATGAGCAGGTTGATTTAAAACACTAGCTCTTTCCGTCCACCATTGATCAAAGTCAACTGCTGAGTCTAAATCTTTTTTAGATGCAGATTTTCTTTGAGCTTTTTCAAACTCAGCTATAGCTTTTAAATCTGGTTCTAATGATTCTTGTTTATTTTTTTTAACTTCTTTATTAGCCATCTGTGTCCACCGCCCTTTCGTAGTTCAATTCTTCAATCTCTAGATCAAAAGGACCCTCAAATGGATCATTAGACCATGTATTAAATACTGTACATCGCATCTTCACCCAACGAGTATATATATTTTCTGGCATCTTTGCCGAGTCTTTCTGCCAATCTGTTGCAGAGAAGGTTTGAACCTCCAAGCCCAATTCTTGAGCCAATGGCTTTGTCTTAAATAAGATATACGACAATATATAATACATCCAAAGCACTTGATCAGCCGTCTTACTTCCATGTATTCCTATGTCTACGGTAACATTGAAACTAGATATAGCTAGTTCGCCGTCTTCTTCATCTCCATAGTAATCACTGATCGCGGCCTTGGACTCGTCTTCGTTCTCTACCGAGAGATGTACGCTGTAGCATGGAACTCTCTCTGGTGTTAATAGAAAAGCTTGAATTACTGGTATTTTTTCAGTCGTAAACCACTGCCAGATTCTATCCACATAAGCCGGACCATATCCACCTACCATCAGTGGATGTTCTTTTACGTACGCGAATATATCATCAAAGGCATTTCTGTTTGATCTTAATGTTTTTAGGCCGTATTGAATTACTCTTTGTACGGCTATTTCAGGCATAACATGGGACATCAGTATTCCCTTTCGTACCTTCCAATGACATCATTTATTATATCATCAGTCTTATACCTTATTCTAGTATTGATTTCATTGATAATATTTGTCATGTCTGCTTTCTTCTCAGGAAGAACCCAATCCCTGGTTTCGTCCTGATTGCTAGATGCTGTCCTAAATTCAACTGGACGATCTATGGATGATTGTTTTTTGCCAACTATCTTGCTGTTTGCAGCCATTCCAAATGCAACCGCCATCTCAGCAGTTGCATCCTGTATTGACATTTTATCTTTAGACAAGCCAGATATTGCATTAATTCCAGCATCTACATTTTTTATCATCGTTTGACGTTGTTCTTTAAATGGATTCTTTCCAATAGGTACGACTTTGTAAGTCGTGCCTTGTGAAGATGTTTTGCCGCTGCTAAGTATCGATGGAAGCATACGCATCTCTGGTTTGCTGAAATCAGTTCTGCCAGAATCTGTTTCTATTTCAATATATCCATTGTTAGATACTAATTTTATCTCAGATAAAAACTCGTCAGAATCTATATCAATTGCTGTGTTTTGTATCTCTTGAAGACAAGAAGAGACTAGATCTTCTATTTGAGAGACAATATCTTCTCTAGCAGACTGAACTATACCGAGGATCTCGTCGTCTTCGTACCCTCTTGAAACAAGCCCCCACTTCAATGTTTCAAGTCTGCTGTCTATCATTTTTTCTTTTTCTTTAACGCTTTTGCCTTAAGATCTGTTAAGAAGTTGGACTTCTCATCATCAGTCCAATCTTTATCGAAATGAATTATAATATGACCATCTGGCTTTATTATTACCTTTGGTTTAGATAGGTAAGGATAAAACTCACTAGATATCTTGTTTGGATTTGGTGGATTTGAAGATATTGCCTCTACAGTTGAGGGCTTCTTATTTATCTGTTCTAATTTTGATTGCAGTTCAATTAACTTCTTTTCGATCTCATCGATCTCATCGCCTGCTTTGTCGGCGAGAGAATTGTGCTTCTTTTCAACGTTTAAAAGTCGATCTTCTAGTTTATCAAAAAGAGAAAGTATCTTGGCCTCTGCCTGTTGCAGATCTACGGCATTTCCTTGACGAATCTCTTGACGAACACTTTCTATCTCATCGTAGATATCGCCAAGATTATATGATCTATAGTTGTCAACCATCTTTCCGATGCCATCATCAATAGTTTCGTCAGATAGTTTTTCTGGTGGCAATATCTTTATTTTAGAATCATGTGCGCCGGCCCATTCAAATAAACTCATAACATCTCTGAGCATATCTTCGTGCTCTAGATTAGAAAATCTATGAATAGTTTTTACACCATCTTCTACGTGTCCAGATTTCTTACCATCTTTATGTTTTCTAACCGTAATAACATATGAACTAAAAGGAATCTTAGCGATTGAATCTTCTTTTAACGAGGAGATATGTGGATCTAGGTGTCTATGTAGAGCATTTGCAATTAATGTTATGCAGTCTTTTTTAGGCATCTCAAATATGGGATGCAACTCTAACTGTTCTTCTGCCTTCTTTATCTTGTCTGCTAACGGCGAATTTTTGTGGCAGTGCTGCTCGATCAAAGATTTTAGAGAAGGGATGCAACAATCTCTAACCTCTGACATATCTATGTCAGACAAGTCTTTAAAGCTTACGTCATATAGTTCTTCTGTGTCTTTGTAGATAGACTCTGGATCTTGTGAGTTTATTCTGACAAAAAAAGAACCAGAATCAAGTGTTTTTAGTTTAGATGGATCAATGTTCAATCCAGTCTCTTCACGAAGCTCTCTTGCTGCAGATTCTGCTGGTTTTTCACCTTCTTCTGAAGATCCGCCTGGAAGAGCCCACTCATTTGTTTTGGTATGTCGACCCATCAGTACTCGACTACCTTCATCCATGACCACAACACCGTAACCAGGCCTTTCTTCTGCCTTGCCCATGTGTTTTTCTTTAAGTTTGCTAGTCTGCTCTTTTAACTTTTCTTTCCACTTTTTTTTGTGCTCTTTTTGCTTGGTGTGCTTATCTTTGTGAGACTCTCCCCACCTTCCACCTTCGTGCTCTTTGCCTTTAGACTCTGGAAGATCGCTGTCTTTGCCAGAATATTCTTCCGCAACGCTTTTAGGAGGGCCGCTATCCCCCCTAGCTGTTGTACTTTTCTTCTTGCCGTGAAGAATAGCCATCATCATGCGGTATTGTTTTTTGCTTGCAAAATGCGGCATCGCAAATCCTCTTAAGACTAAACCTTATCGATTATAAGCCCTATACTAGCTTAGTAAATCAAGATCCAGCTATCTTTTCAGGTTTGTTTACAAAGAAATCTCTCTTAACAACTATATGCTGAGGAAGACGAATTGCTGTTTTTTGACCGTTTATCATCTGCTGAGATACTCGTAGCTCTCTAAGTGGTTGTAGAACTATATAGACTGGATTAGCAAAATAACTGACTGCATAAGTGTCACCGATCTCATTGGCGCTATCATAGCTTGGTGTTTTTCCAGCTACCCACTTAATGAGCCCATTCTCCACAGTGAAATCCTCACCCTGCTTATATTCCTTAACAACGGTATCTGTTGCCGTTATCATATATTCTACTTTTTCAATTGGATACCTAAGCTGCTGAGTGTCTCCTGGTCTTGGTTCGTACTCTTTCTTCTCCCACATTCTAACAGTATAGTCAGTGATGATTAATTTGTCGTACATAGAAAACTCAGCTTGAGCTCCATCGTCATACTCGATTGGAAAGGTAATAGTGGCAGTACCAACTTCCCATGTACCTTGATATTCAAAGTTCTTCTCCACCGAGTTTGACACGAACACACCAATTATCTCTTTTGGCTCATAGTAGAATATGCCAGATCCATCACAGTGCGGGCAGATTGGCGAATGCGAATTGTCATTCAGTGATCCCATGTTGGGGCACGGAAGTGCACGATGGTGCACAAACCTTATTCCTCGACGTTGTATAAGCTGATCGAAGTTCTGACCAAACATGCTTGGATCTGGAAGATTGATCGGATACTGACTATTGCTCGAGGTTGGGCTGTTGGGTACAGTAGCCGAAGGTTTGGTCATTTTTTGAACCATGATATTATCTCTCCTAGGTATAACCATTATACATGGAGTATTGCGATGAATCGTGCCTCTAAGATATTAGAGCACATAGCTTCGACTGGGGATTGTGAAGATCTCAGAAATAATCCATGTAAAGTTTGTCCGCTTGCAAAACTCAAGCAGAGAGACAATGGAACTGGTTGGTTGAGTTGCTATGAATCAGTAGGTGCTTTCGCAGCTGGAACATTAGAAGGTGCGATTGAAGCTTATAAAACCGCTGCCAAGCAGAAGATACTAGAGATAGCAATAGAGAAAGAACTTGGTGAAAATATGAAAAAGATAAATGAAGCCGGACTTGCACTCGTTAAGTCATTTGAAGGCTGCAAACTATCTGCGTATGCAGACCCAGCCTCTCCATTGGGTAAAGAATTATTGAAAGTTAAAAACGCTAGAAAAGAAGGGTGGGAATCTCTATCGGGAGATCCGTGGACAATTGGTTACGGCGCAACTGGTCTCGATCCATACTCGCCTCTTGTCAACGGCGCTCATCAGTCAATCAGCGCTTCAACAAAGTGGAGTCAGCAGCAGGCTGACGAAGCTTTAGAGAAGGATCTGCAAGGGTTCTGCGATCAAGTGTGCAAGCTTCTAAAGGTCGAAGTAAACGACAATCAGCTCGCTGCTCTAACCTCGTTCGCGTACAACTGTGGTCTTGGTAATCTCAAACAGTCCACTCTTCTTAAGATGGTCAACCAGAAAAAGTTTGAAATCGCTGCTGATGAGTTTCTCAAGTGGAACAAAGCTCGCGGTCAAGAGATGCCCGGTCTCACTCGCCGCAGGGAAGCAGAGAGAAGACTCTTTTTGTCCTGACCGAGTTTAATTTTTTAGATTTTTTAAAACTCTTTGAAAACACTATACTTTTTAAGTGAAACACTCACACAGAAACCATGCTGTTAAATCTATCCTCTCCCAGCAACACTTCATGCAACCACCAGAGCAAAAGCCAAACTCAACCGAGCCACTCAGGTCCACCAGCCATCTCAACCGCACATTGAAGCCACTACGCTCCGTCGTGGTCTTTCGCTTGGCTTGCTTTTATAAAGCAGATCTTAGCGAGGTTCTTCGACGAGATTCATCTAACGCCACTTAACGGCAGATTTAGCTCAATCATATCTAAGCCGTTGTGGACGTCCGCGCAGGCCCTCGACGGGTATAATAGGATTAGGAATGGATGTGGGTTCTGGTTCTTTGGTAAGTTAATAGTCGAATGTCTCCCCGGGCACCACTGGCAATAGGACAAACCACGACTCGGTCACATGGTGGCTTTCCCTCCCAGAGTTCGCACGCAGCCCATCGTGTGACTTATATTGTTCACTGTATAAGTCACTATACTGTTCGTGCAGGTCGAGGTACTGGTACCTGACTTTTTTCTACAGGCTAGCGGGCCCCTTTTTGATCATTGGCCCAGCTACGGACTATTTGCGCGGCGGTACCGATACTTTAATTAGAGGTCCCCTAAAAAAGAGAGGGTACCGGGTAACTTTTCCGATACTAATTCTCTCTACCACCGCACCGAAACTGGAGGTGATTATGGACGCTCCGATCCTCTTCTATGTATACATGGCCGCGCTGCTCTGGATTGCCGATGCTTAACAGTCTCGTCCGATGCTAGATGTTAATGTCTCCGTTCCTACAACAACTTGTTCTACTCAGGGGGTTTTTATGACTATGACTCAATCCGAATCAGTTGTGTTCTTCGCTAAGCAAGTTCTCGGTGAAGCTTTCCGCCCCAACCAACCGATCCTCGAGTATATCTCGAAGGACCAGACATCTCAGGTTGTAGATGCAGTGACTGCTTCGATTCTTGAGGGTGGTACAGACTTCAGTACAACGGCTCGAATCAAGTACGACGAGCCCAAGAAAGTCCGGTCCTATGTGGTTGGCATGGTGAACAACTGGTTCCGCAAGGGCAAGGAACTAAACGGTGGTGGAGTGTACGTTCCCAAGAATCCCGGTTCAAGAGCCGGAAATGGAGATGCCGAGCTCAAGGAACTGAAGCTCTTGAAGAAGGCATTGACTGAGCGCAACGCCAAGCCCGAAGCTCTGGCTAAGGTCGACGCAGCGATTGCAGCGAGACTCGAGACTCTCGGTGCTACGAAGAAGATCGAGATCAACCTCGACCTTATCCCCGACGAGCTCAAAGACCTCATCTGAGGTCCTTCGGTTCGGTCACCCGGAATCGGGTGACACTGCTACGCCGGGACACCGATACTATTATTATTTGTGAGCCGCAGGGAACTAAAAACCGGAGTAATTCGCTCCGAAACTGGGGGTGCTTATGAACGCAGTTGCTTTGGTCCAACTCGAAGGTGAAGTGAATCGCATTGTCACCATCAATGAGGTCAAGTTCTACAGCTACGACTGGGGGGGCTTTTCGGTTTGCTATTGACGATAGTGCAGTTCACGATATAGACCCGGAGCTCGACCAGCTTCTGGTAGAGTTGTGTGGCGTCTGCGAACCTCACTGTAGTGAGACACAGTATCTCACCGCATTGGTGGACATGGACTCGTTTAAGATCACCAAGATGAACTTGGAAGACGCGCCGGAGTAACTCCGGCCCCTTCAGTGGGTTCCGATACTGTATCATTGTGAACAAGAGAGGTGAACCATGGAAAACAACATCATCAGTCTCGACGAGTTCCGCAAGAGCAAGGACAGAACGACCTACGATTCTCCTCAGCAGATGCTGGAAGCAATCCAGCGCAAGCAGGATAGTGAGCTCGAGCAGCGAATGGCTAGAATCCGCGACAGCATCAAGCGCATCAACGGTCTTATGGAAGAGATCCGCATCAACAACGAGGTGAGGCCATGACCTACACCATTCTTGTATCGCTCGATGGTGAGATTTTTACAGCTGCTTCCAGTGTTTCGGAAGAGCATCTAGAAGGCGAGCTTCAGCATCTGACTCGAAAGCACGAATACAAGAACGTCAGTCGTTTTGAGATACTGAAAGAAGCGGAAGAGCAGTCTACTGACATGGAGATCTGATCGGTGGTCACCCGGAATCGGGTGACACTGCTACGCCGGGACACCGATACTATTATTATATGCGAGCTGCGACAGGGGTCTACTGCTCGCACTGCGAAACTGGGGATCTCGCAGCGAATCCGATACTATATCATTGTGAACCCCTACAACGAGGTGTTTTATGACTATGTCTCAGTCACGTTCAGTTATCGAAGCAACCGTCAGCGTTCTTGGCGAAGGCTTTCGACCCGGTGTTCCAGTCCTCAGCTACATCACCAAGGCTCAGGTGAGCGAAGTGGTCGATCTGGTGACGCAGAGTATCTGCGAGGGTCTTACTGACTTCTCCGCCCAGGCCAAAACCAAGTACAACACTCCGAAGTTGGTGCGCACATACGTGGTTGGTATGGTGAATAACTGGCATCGCAAGTCCAAGGAGCTCAATGGTGGTATGGTCTACACGCCGAAGAATCCTGGCTCTCGCCAAGGTCAAGGCGATGCTGAGCTGAAAGAGCTGAAGCTGCTTCGCAAAGCTCTTCAAGAGCGAAACGCCAAGCCTGAGGCGATCGCCAAGGTGGACGAAGCCATCCAAGCGCGACTCGAAGTGCTCGGCCAAGCGAAAGCACCGACCATCAATCTCGACCTGATTCCAGAGCATCTGCGCTCGCTCATCTGAGTGAGCGGCAGCGGCGCGTAGTCGCCAAGGCCCCCTAACCTCGCGGGGCTGGATCAACTCCAGCCCCGACTTTCTTCAAGGAGCTAGTTATGCTTTTAATCAAGAAAGCTCATCGCGGTTTTAGAACGGTCTACGAGCGCCGCTACT